GAAGTATTTAAAGGTTAATCATGGGAAAGTACGAACGAATTCAATCCGACGTCTTTTCTGTATTTAATCAGAATACATGGAAAGCCGAAGCAATCAAAACTTATCCTGTGAACTATATTTCAGTTACACAAGATACAGAGTTTATCAGAGTAAGTGTCATACCTTCTGGACAAGGGATCAATTTGATCTCTAGTTCTGGTTTGGTATTAATTGACATCTTTATTTCTGCAGGGAATGGTCCGCGAAGAGCATCCTTAATAGCAGACAAGTTGGATCAGTACTTGGTAGGTAAAAGTCTTGTAACAGAGAATAACGCTAACACCCAATTTGGGCAAAGCTCTCTTGTAACAAGGGGTCTCGATAGGGACAATCCTACGTTGTATGCTTCAACTTATTCAATCCCTTTCAACTACTTTGGAGTGCTTTAAATGGCCCACATTACTTCTATCGGCGCAGGCATGTATTCTGACCTCGCCGTCGCAACCCCCTCGTCTGACTTGTCTGCTGCTCAACTGGCTGCTCTGGACACCGCCGCTGAATTCCAAGCTTTGTTTGCTTCGGAAATCGAAACCCAAGGTGGCACTAAAGGTACCGGCACTTTCTGCCGTATCAAGAACGTGCGTGAATTCCCAGCAATGGGTACACCACCTAACGTTGTGAACGTGCCTGTGTACGGTTCCGCTACCTCTCAACAGATTCAAGGTCAAGCTGATGCTCCTTCGATGGAAATCACTTTGAACTTTGTGGCTGCTGAGTGGGCTAAGGAAACTGGCAACATTCTGGGTAGCATGGTCGGTGACGGTAAGCAGTACGTTTTCCGTTTCGGTCTGCTGAACTCTGCTCCTACCGGTTCTGGTGCAACTAAGTTTGCATCCACAACTTCCGGTCTGGGTACTGTTCAGAACAGCCAGTACTACTGGGTTGGTAAGCTGGAAGCTCTGCAAGTTACGCCTCAGTTGACTGATGCTAACACTGCAACTATCACTATCACCATCCAGTCGGACTTCTTCGGCGCTTACACTGTTTAATCAGTAAATTGTTGGGGTGTATTTGACTGCTCGATTACTTAAATACACGGCTGCAAAAGTGTGGCCCCAATTCATTAAAGAAACTATTATGCCACAAGATGCACCAAAGCCGTTTAGCCAAGGGTACGTGTTACGTACTACAGCTAAACACATGCGTAAAAGCATTGATATTAGCATTCGAAAGACATTTGAACGTGTTCAAGAATTTGCTGATGATCAACCAAAATCGCAAGAAGTGTTTCAGACGCTTGCCTTCTTGCACAACATGAGGAAGCAATTAGATGACTTCCAGAGTACATATTCCGAAAATTTCAAAGGTAACTAACATGTCCGGTATCAAAAGTTTTGTTGGTCGTAAGATGACCAAAAATGTGAAGTTCATGGGTGATGATGTCAAAATCTCCAAACTGAACGTTTCTGAAGTTATGGCTATTCAAGAAAAAGCCAAAAGCTTGGAAAATGATGAGTCTGCTGGCTTTGATGTCCTGAAGACTGTCGTTATGGCCGCTGTTGAAGGTGGCGTAGAATTGACAGATGCTGACTTCGAATCATTCCCGATGGATGAGCTGTCGAAGCTTTCTACTGAGATCATGAAGTTCTCTGGAATTGGCGGCGAACAGGGAAAATAATTCTCTCAGATGAAGAGCTGTCTATTTACGAGTTAGCTTTTCATTTGAAGATGCCTGTTCATAAGCTTCTCGATGAAATGCCATATGAAGAAATGCTTGGCTGGTTTGCGTATTTTGAAGCCCGTCCTGCCGGATGGAGGGATGATGACCGTACAGTTAAGCTATTACAGGCGCAAGGGGTTAAAGAAAAAGCACATAAAATCTTTCCTTCTCTTGAGGCTATTTATAGACCTCGTAAGAAATCCGGGGAAGATTTTGATGCAGCTGGTCTTAAATCCTCTGTTTTGTTCCACAAGATGCTATCCGCAAAGGGTGGCGATAAGCTTAATCTATGATTAAAATCAAAGGTCTACCAGATTTAGACAAGCTTTTTAAAGAGCAATTGAAGGTTCAAAAACCAGCAATCCTCAAAAAGCTAGTTGAAGATTTGAAGGATGCTACTCCTGTGGATACTGGTGAAGCCAGAGATGGGTGGCATTTAGATACTCAGGGCAATATTGTAAATGATGTTGAACATATTGAGTACTTGAACGCTGGCTCCTCTAAACAGGCTCCTGCGCATTTTATTGAAAAGACGTTGCTGACACAAAAGGGTATTAACTCTAGTGGCACAATTGTGAGATCTACATGATCTACTCCCGCTATATACGTAGCGGGTTTTATTTTGAAAAGGTATTTTTATGTCAGGTATTGTTATCGATGTCGATACAAGAGCCGACTCTGCTAATCGTGATTTAAGACAATTGAATCAAAATTTAGCAGCTCTTGTTAAAAATTCTAATTTAGCTAATTTCGATAAGATTAAAACAGATAGTTTTCGTAACATCAATAAGGATGTAAATTCTAGTTTAGGTGCTTTTCGTAAGTTTGAAAGCACTGGCACTAAATCAGTAGGTGCTGTAAATAAAGAAGCCTCGGTATTAGGCAACACCCTTAACAGTGTAAAGAATGCTGCATTGGCTTTAGGTACTGCATTCTTAGCCTTGAGAGGTGTGAATGCCTTTAATAAGGCTTCTGACGACCTGACTAATATTCAAAACAGGCTCAGACTTGCTGTCTCCGATGCTGATGAGCTTATTGTTCGCCAGAAACAGCTTTATCGTATTTCTCGGGATACTCGTAGTGTGTTAGCCGACACTACCTCCTTGTATGTTGACTTTAGCAAGGCATTAGAGCGTACAGGCGCTTCTCAAGTTAAGATTTTAAACGTAGTTAAGACTATTCAGCAGTCTGCTGCATTGTCAGGCTCCTCGTCTGAAGCCATTCGTGGTGCAATGATTCAGTTGACGCAGGGTATTGCTTCAGGCACTTTGCGTGGTGAAGAATTGAACTCTGTCTTGGAACAGATGAAATACCTTGGTCAGGGGCTTTCACGCGAACTGGGCATGAACGCAGGTGCTCTGCGTAAGTTTGCTGAAGAAGGGCGTCTTACAACTGAATTGTTGTTAGAAACTGTTGATAAGCTTTCTGCGAAGGCGACTGCCGACTTTGCTAAAACAGCTTTCACAGTTGAAGCTGCTGCCAAACAATTGACGCAGTCTATTAGTTTATTTGCTGGTGAAGTGAACCAGTTCTTTGGTACAGGTACACGCTTTGCACAAATCTTGCTGAAATCAGCTGATTCTGTTGATACTTTTGCAGATAGACTCAGGACAAATTCGGTTCTTGTAAAACGGTATATTCAAAATTACATTACTCAATTTGACGCATTTAGTGCTGTAGAATTAGTGTTGAAAGGTCTTGTTAATTTTGAAATCAATCCTTTAGATGCTGGATCAAAGTTTCTTGCGTATCGTCGTATTAAAGATGATATTGACGCTTTCAAAGCTGGGTTAACTACCGGCGAATTTGATTTAAGTACTCAAATCTCTCTTTCGTTAGATATTCTTAAAGTCGACGTTGATGCGTCTTCTGGCAATACGCTCGGTGACAAAATTGGTAATGTGTACAAACTTGCCGCTAAGGTCGGCAAAGACGTGTTTGAAAAGAGTGTAGACGCTATCAAGTCTAATCCTTTTACAAACTTCTTCTTTATTTCTTTTCAGAACCTTGCAAGGTTAATTCCAGTCCTTCGCACACCTGTACAAACGCTGTTTACTGATATTATTCAGACAGCCCGAATTTTTGCTGCTGATTTTACTTCTTTAATCAACAGTGCAATCTTGCCCTTTGCCCGTAGTATTGAAGGTGTTGCTCAACTGCTGTCAGGCTTTACGCTTGGCGATAACGCAATTGAACGAGCTTACGTTAGGTTGTTTCAATCAAAAGGGATTGCAGATTTTACTGATCGTCTTAAAGAGCTGAACAGGCTTCGTGAAGGCATTAACTTCAGCGATTTCAAATTTGTAAATGCAGAGGCAATTGTCCGTCCTCTTCGTGAAATCAGATGGGTTGCAGAAGATGCACTTATTTACTTAGGATTAATGGACAACGCACTGATCAAGATTCGAGATGCTCGTTTGGATCGTGTCATTTATTACGTTAAAACTTTGGGTTCTATCTTTGCACGTTTGTTCACGGATATTATCGTACCTGCTGTTGGCCCTTACATTGCACGGATTGAAGCAGCTGCATTTGGTGTTGCACGAACTTTTATTCAAGCACTTGAAGGTCAATTTACTATTTCGCGTGGCAGACAAATCGCTAACAACCTGATCAAGGGTATCAGAACTTTTGCCGACACGATTCGTTCTTTTTCGTTTGAATTAGATTTTGAATTTGATCGTTCAAAATTTAAAGGCGCATTGACAAACGTAAAGCAGCTGTTGAAGGGCTTTGCTGATTTCATGAAAGGGTTCTTTGTAACTCTGTTTGATGAAATTGGAGAATTGATTTCTGAGAGTCTTGTTAACAAGTTAGTCAAAGATACCATTAAGATCTTCAAGAATGTGTCAGGAAAAATCCGTGACGCTATCTCTAAAGCTGTAAATGCGATTCCGACTGACTTAGAAGACTTAAAGCTGAATCTTTCTGTTTCATTGTCTGAATTAACTTTTGGCGATATCTCTGCTTACTTTGTAGCAACACTTGACAAGGTGTATACAAAGTCGCTTGAGCTGCTTAACAAAATCGACAAGCGTATTGCCGACTTTGCAAAGCGCATCAAGTATTATTTCTGGGATATTTACGACAAGGTTGTTGGCAACTCTTACTGGCCAGACATGATTGACGAAGTTGTCAATTATACGAGCAACTTGTTCAAAGCAACACCAGTTGCAGAGCAATTTGTCGGTCGGGTTGGCGGGTTGTTTAAACAACTCTTTGATAAAGTTGCAAGTTCTAGTTCTGAATTCGGCAGAGCGTTTTCTGATGTGTTGAATGCTTTAGGTAGTATTCGTCTTGGAGCTTTGACTTCTGAACTTGCTAAGAATATCGGTGGTGCTATTGTCGCGGTATTTTCTCTTTTGTCAGGGAACTCATATCTCAAGGCTGCAGGTTATAGCTATTTCTTCGGGCTTTTTGGTAACGTTATCGGACCTGCCTTGAGCGCTGTTGGTCCTGCTCTTTCGTCTATTGTAGGCGTAGCCACAGGTCAGTTTGCTAAACAACTTGCAGAAGGTATTGTCAAAGGCTTTGGGTTGGCGTTAGATGTTTTGCCTTCATTCCTCGGTGAGTTTGCAAAAGCATTGTTACCATTCTCTGATACTGTTCAGGGCATCTTTTCAAATGTCTTCACTGTCTTCAAAACTATTTTTCCAGCAATCGGACTGATTGTTGAAAACAGTCTGTTAGGTGGTATTCTTGCTGCTAGTGCTGCTTTAGTTGTCTTTAGTGAAACAGCTAGAGGCTTTTTAAGTGAGCTAACCTTTGGTGTAACAAACAAGAAAGGTGTAAAGACTAGTGAGGGTATTTTAGATTACCTTTCTGCTATCTTACCGCAATCTTCGAAAGTTGGTAATCTTTTAAGTTCTGTGTTTGAAAGCAAGTCTCTCGCAATCGCTGCAGGTGTTGCGCTTTCAAGTGCAATTCTTGATAGTGTTTCCATTGTGGAGGCAGCGACTCTTGGCGTCCCTCTGCTTGCTTATGCTGTGCTGGGTAAAGATGGTGGTGGTCGGTTGTTGAGAGACCTGATCGCTCCTGGCGAAACCCTGATCTTGACTCTTTACAACTATTTAAGTGGTGCTGCAGAAAAATACTTAGGTAAAGAAAGCATCATTACTAAGATGCTTGGCAAGCCCTTAGATTGGATCGATTCAATCAAAACGATTTTTGCAGGAAAGTCTACAAGTGCTTTAAAGGATGTTGAACCTAGTATCTTTAAAGACATCAAGCAAATGTTCTTCAATTTGAAGAAAAATACAGATGCTTATGTAAAGGGTGACTTAGAGCTTTGGGACGCATTAACAATTACAGAACCAGGCAGAGAAGTTAAACAAAAGGGCAAGCGGGGATTTACCGCTATTGTCGGTGAGGAACGAGTGACGCCTCTTGACACTCTCAAGAAGACAATTCTTGATCCACTTTCTCAAGCAAAGATCGGCGAAACTACAGTTGGCGGCTTGTTCGATAGAATGGCAAATGCAGCGAAAGAAGGTATAAAGAAAGTAATCACTGTATTCAGGACTACTGACTTTAAAACTGCCTTTGTTGACTTGGCTGCAAGTGTTGCTAACCCTCTTAAAGACTTCTTCCTCTCTAGCGTTGATTTGTTCAGAGATGGCTTCTCTGCATTAGTTGGTATTTTGAAAAACAAATTAGTTTTGTTTGGACTTTTGACCGCTGGTTTTGTTTCTTCGGCCTTTGCTTTTCAAACTGCAGGATTTGGTATTAGCGTTTTAGCTAACAGCACCGCTAGCTTGATTGGAGTCCTTGCTACTCTTGCAGTGGTCTTCGGAACATTAGGCGTTGCTTATCGTGCATTTGAAAGTTATCAAAAAGGCAGAGACATCTTTAGTGGTCTCCAGAACGGCGCAAATCTTCTTAAAGATGTAGAAGGGCTTACTGCTGCTTTTGAAAAGGCTTCACGAAAAGGCGCTGCTAGTAAACTTGCAAAAGATGTTGCTGAGTTTAAGCGAGTACAGGCTATTAAGCAAAAGATTGCGCCTATCCCTATTGAGGATTTAATACCTCAACAAAAGGCGTTCCGTACACGTCGTGCTGCACAATTGAACATTGAAGTTAATGATGCTGTTGATGCTTTTAGAGCTGTCCAAGAAAAGGCAAATGCAAGAATTGGTAAACTTGGCGAAGTTGACAGTCCATTAGTTGCTGGTCTTAAGAACACAGGGTTTTACTTCCAGGATTTGTTCTCTTCAATAACTAGTTTTGGTACAAAAGCGATTGATAGATTTACAAAAGTAACATCTGCTTCGGGTGGTGTATTTCAAAAGGTCTTCCGTGTTTCTACAGATTCGATAATTGACTTTGAAATGGCTTTAGACGCTGTTACGGCAGGGCTTGGTCAGTTGTTTATTGGCAATACTGCAGGGCTTGGCATCCTTAAAGACGGTTTCTTAGATCTCGGTCGTAGCACAAAGAATGTAGGAAAAGAAGTCGGCAGTAATCTTGTTGCTGGTTTTGGTATCGCGCAAGACGCTATTGGCGGTTTCCGTGGAGTTCTTGCTAATATTGCAGGTTACGCAGTAACAGTTGGCGGCGTCATCAAGACAGCAATCTTGAAGCCATTGTTAGCATTGCTTATTCCTTTCTTGAAAATTGGGGCAATTGTTACTGGAGTTGGCGCATTAGCTCTGTATTTCTTTGGACCAGGCGATAGCTTTATTCAAAGTTTACAAATTGTGTATGACAAAATTCGTCAGATTTTTGGCTTGAGCGCTACGACATCTGGTGGTAGATTGTTTGATACTCGAAAGCTTTTAGAAGACATTCAAGTTGGTTCTGAAAATATCGATCTAACGGCTTCTATTCGTAATGTAGACTTTTCTAAAATGTCTCCTGTTGAGTATACAGTATTTAATGAGGCAGCTCAAGAAACACGGACTGCACTTGACAACCTGAACAAGATTGCAATCAAAACAGGCCAGCTGACTGTTGAACAACAAAAGCAGAAAGATAGTGCTCTTAATGATATGAGAGATCTCATTCGTCGTGCACCTCAGCTTGCTGATGAAACTATTTTAGGTAGAATGCAACGTTTGCAAACAGAGCTTTATGCTGTAGATAATGGCTTCTGGGCGCTTACTGATCGTATGCTTTCCTTCAAGCCTACTGTTGCAGATGTTGGCAAAGAGTTGACTTCACTGCAGAAGGTTGGAATGATGGCCGGAAATGGCCTTGCTCGTGTTGGTATGCTTATTTGGGAAGCCTTGTCAGCGGCTGTTACAGTTATTTGGACAGGCATAAAAGCTATTGGTATTGCTATCGTTGCAGGTATTCTTGGATTGTTTGTTGGTATTGGTGCGGGTCTTGCTGCTGCTATTGCTGCAATTGGTTACTTGATTTATAAAGTAATCAATGCTGTAAGGCCTGAATGGATCAAAGCTGCAGGTGACGGTATTGAATCTTTCCTTGAAACATCTGCTGAAAAATTCTTGCAGTTCTCAGAGAACCTTGGTAACGAAATTGATAGTCTAATCAATAGGTTTCGACGTGCTCCGCTACCAACAGTTGTAGAACGAAATCAACGAGCAGCAGCGGCAGTTCAAGAAGCTGTAAGGTTTGAGAAATTCATTCCAACTGAAGACTTGAAAAAGTTTAATGAGCTACAGACCAAATATGCGGCATCTGCAACTAAATTAGCTAACCTTGAAAAACGAAGAGCTGACGCTTCTAAGAAAGAAGTAATTGAAGAGTTAGATCGTCAAATTGCTTTAGAAGTAACTCCAAATTTCGTTTTGTCAGAAGATAACTTTGCTGAACTTGAAAGACAATTCCTTAGCTTGTCAGCAAAAGTCGGAGAAGCAGGTAAGAACAGGTTCTTGATCAAAGAGCTGGACAATGATTTAAAGAAGCTTGGTGAGACCTCTAAAGAGTACCTAGAAATTGATTTTGGTAAAGACCAGAAAGATTTCTTTGGTAATCGTGACGATCTTAACGAGTACCTGTTCCTTGTTGACGAGTTTCTTCAGCTTGATGCTCGACGAACTGCATCCTTTGATTTAGAGGCTCGTAGTCGAATTCGTATTCAACAAGCTGAAGTAAAAGCGACTGCAACTGCTCTTAAAGACTTTACTACTGCAATTGCAACAGAAGCAGGACGAAGTAAAAAGTTAGCTGAAGTTTTTGGAGTGTCTGAGGCGTTCTTAAGGAGCACCAATACATTTGCTGCAAACCCTAAGCAACTGGAAGACTATGGTCGTGAGATTGTAGACTTGCAGGCTAAATTAGGAAACATGGCAAAAGACAGCCCTCGATACAAAGAGATGACTGATCGCCTAAATGAATTACGTTTATTAGCTGCAAAGCAGTTGACTGGTGGTACTTGGATTGATACCTTAAATGAGTCTTTAAAGGCGCTTAACGTACCTGAGTTGAGTATTCAGCTTGGCATTCGCCTTCCAGAAGAGTCTCGTAAAGCCTTAGCAGAAGCTGTAAATAAAGCTTCCGTTTCTGCTTTGGCAGCTTCGCCAGATCAGACCAGAGGTTTGACAGATTCTGAAAAAGTCCAAAGAACAATTGCGTCGATAACTGATACTAACGCTGTTGCTGCTCTTAGGTCTCAACTCGGTATTTCTGCTTTGAATACCGAAATGAGTAAAGGTGTAAACGTCGGTTCAAACTATGCTGTATTGTTAGGTGAGGACATTCCCAACTCAATTGGCAAGAGTGTTGCGAAAACTAAGCGTTATGTAGATTTGCAGACTACTTTAAAGGCAAATCAAGAAGCCTTACTTCAACTTGACAGACAAGCAGGAACGCCATCTGCTCAAAAAGAGTTAAGCGCAGCACGAGCAAAAATTGTTGCAGACATCTCCACAACCGAAAAACAAATTGAGAAACTTAAAGACGATACTGTGTTCACATTTGATGTCATGTCAGGTGCGTTGAGCAATGTTGGACTTGAAATTGATTTGTTATCTTTTGGTAATTTGAAAGAAAATGCTCAAAAAGGTTTGATCGGAGTTGCTGTTACTCTTGAAAGTATCAAGAAGAACATTAACGAACTTCCTGCAAATGCGCTTACGGGTGAAGCTTTAGCAAAATTGATTAAGAAGCAAAAGAGTGAAATTGAAAAAGCTCGTTCTATTTTAGAGCAATCTACGTTCAGAAGTAGCGATGCAATTACACAATTGTTGAGCGATGTTGGTGTAACCACATTTGATAACTTAACAGGCGCTATTGCAACATCATTCATTACTGCTGCTCGTGGTTTGCAAAAATTGAAAGATGCCTTCAAAGACAAAACTTTTGATCTTAAGAAGCCAGAAGACATTGAAGAGTACGTTAAGTCTCTCAGAGAAATCGCTGAGCTGCAAAGGAATGTAACTCGCCGTGCTGAAGATAACTCTCAGACATTGAGTACACAACTTGCGGCAACTAACGATGTCTTGAAAACAGGCTTAGATGACTTTTCTCTATTAGATCTTGGTACTGACTTTGCATTCAAGTTTGGGCAGTCAGCTGTACAGGCTAAGAGAGATCTTGAAGATGTATTCCGTACAGGTAAGACAGCTGCAGGCATTCCTGGTGAAGCATTTATTGCAGGCTTCAAGAGAATTCAGCAATCTGGTGTATTCATTGGTTTCTTCTCAGAAGTCAAGAAGACCCTGGCTGATGTTCTTTCTGAAGGCGGTAAAGCTGGTTTTGAGCGTATTAGGTCTGCACTTCCTGATCTCAATATTGACTTCAAGGATTTTGCAAAGATAGACGCCACGACTAGGAGGGGTTTGAGCCAGCAAGCAGCCCAGCTATCCCTCCTCGAAAAAGCCAGCGAGTTGCCCAACCTGACCCCTGCGTTGGCCCAAATTCTGGACAGTTTCACCGGCGACATTGGAGACGTTGATCGTGTCCTGAAGGCGTTTGAACTTGAATTCGGTAAGTCACTTTCAGAGGAAATGAAATCTCCTTTGATTAGTAATACAGATTCTTTGAAAACGTTGACTAGCTCGGTAGATCGTTTAATAGCTGCCTTCAAAGGTGAACCAGAGAAACCGCAAGAGTCTGCATACCCTGTAGTTGAAGTCAGGCTGGATGGCCTAACAGCCCCTGCTACTACTGCTACTTCAACAGCAGCAACAATGCCTACTCGTGTTGCAGGTAATATTGAACGAGCAAGAGCAAGTCAATTGGCAGGAGTACAAGGTCTGGTGGGTACTCGTGCTCGTATTGCCTCTCAAGTACCTGATATTGATAAGACAGCTTTGAATCTTGCTCAAGGCCCTACTCTCGACTTATTGAATAAGTATGCTGCAGATCTTCAGAAATTTAATGAAGATTTGAAGAACGCTACCGA